AGCCGAGAATGGTGGTAACCGGATTATTTGATGGGGATGCTTGTCAAAATGCGACTGCATTTGCTAACTTAATTGAAGCATAATAATAGTTAGAATTAATAATTGAAGGGGTGGTAATAAACTGCCGCCCCTTTTTTTAAACTAAAAGAAGATGGCTAAAAGTTTTACAGTAGATACAGCGTCAACAACGGCAATATTAACAACTGCTGAAGCCAAGCAACATTTAAAGGTAGATACAAGTGCAGACGATACTTATATTGATGATTTAGTGCAAGCAGCAACAGAATCAGCACAAATATTTACAAATAGATATTTCACAAACACAACTCTAAATCAATTTGGAGATAATTGGAGTGATTTATCTACTTTATTTAAAAGCCCTGTTAGTAGTGTAGTGCATATAAAATATTATGATAGCAATAATACACAACAAACTTTAGCGACATCTGTTTATCAAAAGGACTTAGAACACCAGCCAGCAAGAATAGGGTTAAAGCCCAATCAATCTTTTCCAGCACTTGCAGATAGAATAAGTGCGGTAGAATGCAAGTACATTGTAGGTTATGGAGCAGCAACTTCAGATGTGCCAACGGCTATCAAGCAAGCTGTACTTTTAACTATTGGAAATTGGTACGAAAATAGGCAAGAGGTGGTTATAGGAAGGATAGCGAGCGAGTTACCAAAATCGGCTCAATATTTATTAGAGCAATATAAAGTGCAAACAGTATGACAATAGGAGAACTTGATAGGAGGATTACAATTGACTATCCCATCTATGTAGCTAATAGTTATGGAGAGGTTGAGATTGATGGCTATTCGGACTTTCGGACTGTTTGGGCCAAAGCAGAATGGGATGGGGGAAGTGAAACGGATGAAACCGACAAAATTACAGGGACAACAAAGGTAAATTTTTATATAAGGAATTTAGATTTAGATACTTTTTTGGATGGATCAGTTGCCCCTACTTTAGCTTATCGCGTAGTATTTGATAATCATGGGGAAACAAAATACTATTATATTCATACCATTAATGAAATAGCGGGATCTAATTTATCTAACCGAGAAAGATTTTTAAAAATAGAAACAAAACAAAAAGATAGTGCAACATCTTTATAGGTAATGGCAGAAGCAACTTTTAAAATAGAGGGCGCAAAAGAGATTGAGCAAATGTTTGGAGATTTACCCAAGCAGATAAAACAATATAACCTATGGAAAGCACTTTGGAGAAAAATATCAAAGCCAGCTTTAAATGACATGAAAAGTAGAGTACCTAAAAAAACAGGGCGGCTTAAAGATAGTATTGGCTTTTTTACTACAAGAGCAACTAAAAACTTTATGGGATTGTATTTAGGGCCAAGAGTTAAAAAATCTTTTCGGAGCAAAGAAAAGTCAGGATTTTATGGGGCTTTTATAGAGTATGGGGACGAGGTTATGTTTTGGGGAAAAGGAGTAGGTAAAGCTCAAAAATTCATGAAACCAGCTTGGGATGGTAATAAAATGAAAATGACCACAGATGCATTTAAAGAAGCAACTAAAATAGCAGCAAGTGCAATTAAAAGACATGAAAAGAGATTGCAAAAATACGGAACTTTAGGATACTAAAATGGAAATAGGATTAGCAATATATAATATTTTATCTACTGATACGAACGTTGCAGCAATAGTATCTACAAGAATCTATCCTAATGTAGCTAAACAAACAAGCGATTTCCCCTTTATAGTTTACCAAATGACAGGAGTAACCCCTACCGATACAAAAGGAGGAGCTGTAAGCACATCCATTGCTCTGGAGGGCGCAACAAGCCCCTTAGATACAAATACTTTTGATGTTTCATGCTTTTCCGAAAATTATGCAGGAGCGGTGAGTTTAGCGGAAAAGGTGAGAAATGCATTAGATAGAAATACGGGAACTCATGCGACTATTAAAATACAAGGGCTTTCATTTGTTAGCTCTAATGAGTATTTTGACATAAAGGGGGAAGGAGAGGGGATCTATGTGCATGATTTAACCTTTAACTTAAGGCAGGCAGAGCCTGTTATTGTATAAAAAAATAAAACCATGAGATATAAATTAATAAAAGATTGGGAAAGCAAAAGACATGGCAAGACTTTAGCTGCTGGGAAGTATGTTGAGATTACCATTGAATCAGAGCTAAAAGAACTTATGGATGGGGAGCATATTGAAGCTCCAAAAAAAGAAAAAAAGAAAAAAACTAAAAAAATAAAAGAAGATGGCGGAACTGACTTTACAACGGATAACTGAAGCAGGGGGCACTGTTACTTATTCGGCTGCTGCTGCCGGTGATGGAGATACTGCCGACAATAACGGAAGCACCTTTTTACATATTAAAAATGGAGGAGGGGGAGAGATAACAGCAACTATTACGGCCGAAACAACCAGTGTTGAATCAAATATTTATGGCGATTTAACAAAGGCGAATGCAAGCATAGCTATTAGTGGAAGTGCAGAAGCATTTATCGGCCCTTTTAAGCCAGCAGCTTTTAATGATGACGGACAGATAGCAATTACTTACTCAGGTGTAACAAGTGTAACGATTGCAGCATTATATATATAAAAAATGGAAATTAATTAATTAAAATAGAAAGAAAATGGCAAATTTAACAACAGCAATAAACGGAACTGACATAAAGGTTTATGACAGCTCAACAAATATTCTTGTGGCTTATGCTCAAAGTGGAACTCTAAATGTTAATCTAAGTACGAGAGATATTAGCAATAAGGAAAGTAATGCATGGGCAGAAGCAATGGAAGGACAAAGAACTTGGGATATAAGCGTGGATGGAGCGTATGCTTGGACTGATAACGCTTCTCCAGCGGTTGCTTTAACTAATGGAGCAGATGATTTACTAAACTCTTACATAATTACAAGAGCATCTTTAGTAGTAAGATTTGGGAATACTGATGGTACTACAAGTAACATATATTATGAGGGAACTGCTTGGCTAACATCCTTTAGTGTTTCTGCTCCAACAGAAGATACTGCGACTTATAGCTTATCTTTTACAGGAACAGGAGCGATAACACAAACAATATCGTAAATAGTTGAAAATCAACTATTCATAACCTAATACTCAATACCCCATTCGCATCCTTTTTTCAGGTGGGTTGCGTTTGGGTGAGGGTATTTTTAAAAACTTGAAAAAATGGAAAATTACACTTTTGTAGAATTAGGAGGGGAGAAATACCCTATTAAATTTGGATTCAATGCTTTGCGTAAATACTCAAAGAAAACAGGAACAACATTGGCTGGGCTTAATAGTTTAGGGGCTGATATGGGCTTAAATGATGCACTTATTTTAATACATTGCGGAATTGAGGATGGTTATAGAGCGGCAAAGCAGGAATGCAAAATGACGATAGATGATTTAGCTGATAAGATGGATGGAGATATGGAAGGGATAGCAAGATGTATGGAAGTATTAGCTGAAATGATGGGGGGTAAAGGCGAAAAAAAGCCAAAGCCCAAGCGAGTAAAAAGCTAACTTGGGATAAACTTGAGGGCATCGCTTTGGGGCAGATGGGGATGAGTGTGGAGGAGTTTTATGATATGATTCCAAAACACTTTTTTAATAAATTGGATGGCTTTTTTGATTTAGAACAGTTAAGAGATAGAAGTGATTGGGAGAGGACAAGATGGCAAACTTGTTATTTATTAAACATTCAACTGCCAAGAGGCAAACAGATAAAGCTAAAAGATTTAATACAATTTGGATGGGAGAGTAAGGATGCAAAAGTGGATTATAAGAAACTAAAAAATAAAGCAGAATACATTAAAAAATTAGAAGATTATGGCAAGTAAAAGTGTAGGGTTACTCAACATAGTATTTGGAGCTGATTTAAGAGGTTTTGATAGGGCAATGAAAAAAGCCCAAAAGAACATCAAGAAGTTTGGCAAATCAATGAAAAGAACGGGGGCATCTCTTTCCAGAAATCTAACGCTACCTATTGTAGCTTTAGGAGTGGTGGGAGTGAGGGCTTTTGATAAACAGCAAAAGGCGATAGCTCAAATGGAAGCTGGGCTAAAATCAACAGGCGGCCAAGTCGGGATAACATCTAAAGAGCTCCAAAAGATGGCAGCCGATTTACAAAAAACTACATTATTTGGGGATGAGGAAATACTGCAAGGAGCTACCGCTCAACTTTTAACTTTTACAAATATAGCAGGAGAGCAATTTGAAAGAACACAGGTAGTTGCTTTGGATTTAGCTACAAGATTGGATGGGGATTTAAAATCCGCTTCCATTATGCTGGGGAAAGCATTAAATGATCCTGTGGCAAATTTATCTGCATTAAGCAGAGCTGGGATTCAATTTTCAGAAGATCAAAAAAAGACAGTTAAATCATTAGTGGAAACAAATCGTTTAGCTGATGCGCAAAATCTTATATTAGCAGAACTTGAAACTCAATATGGTGGTAGTGCAGCAGCGGCAGCAGCAGCAGGATTAGGCCCTATTCAACAATTAGGGAATTCCCTCTCTGATATGAGTGAGGTTATAGGAGAGATTTTAATGCCTATGCTAACCAAATTGGCAAATTGGATAAAAAAGATAGCAGATAAATTTGATGGGTTAGATGATTCTACCAAAAAAACTATTGTAGTAGTTGCCTTGCTTGCAGCAGCATTAGGCCCTGTATTAATGATAATAGGGCAATTGAGTATTGGAATCTCTGCATTAATTCCTATATTTGCATCGTTAAATGCAGTAATGGCGGCCAATCCTATTGGAGCAATAATAGTAGCCACAGCGGCTTTAGTTGGAGCATTTTATTGGCTAATTACAAGCACATCTGATACTGCACTAACTATAAGGAATGCTTTTGTTTTTATGGCAAATAGCGTTATTGAGTCAATTAATACAATTATTGATGCTATAAATTTAGTAAATCCCTTTAAACAACTAAAACACATAAAGTTATTTTCTTTTCAAACAAAAAAGGAATTTAAAGGGGTTGAGGATGGAGCAAAAGATGCTGCAAAGGCAATAGCAGATTTAATCGAAGGATTAGATGATACTACAACAACAGGGGGTGGGGGAGGAGAAGACTTTACTCCAACAGCTATTCCAATGTTTAAAGCTGAAGAAAGCGAAGCCAAAGGTATGTTTGAGCCAATTGAAAAGGAGTGGGAAGATACTACCATGAGTATGGCAGAGCAAACAGCTTATACTATGGGGGTTATGGTTGAGAATTTTTTAGAATTTGGAAACAAAGTAAAGCAAGTAATGTCAGGAATAGGAGATGTTATTAGTGCTACTAACGCAAAGGAGCAAGCTGAATTTGATATATGGAAAGAGGGGCAAACGGAAAAGGTGGATATATTAGATGAACAAATGGCGATGGAACTTGAAAGAGTTGAAGAATCCAATATGAGTGATGAAGCAAAAGCTGCTAAAAAAATAGAGATTGAGGAAGCGTATGCAGAAAAAAAGGGAGATATTGATGCCCTGATAGATGAAAAGGAAAAGGCCATGAAGCGTAAACAAGCTATAAGGGATAAAGCTCTGGCAATAGCATCAGCGATTATAAGTACAGCCGAAGCGGTTGCAGCAAATATTGGATTCCCTCCATTGGCTCTATTGATTGGAGGATTAGGAGCAGCTCAAATAGCAACGATAGCATCAACTCCTATTCCTATGGCAAAGGGAGGATTAGTTTCAGGGCCTACACTAAGTTTAATAGGCGAAGGGAGTGGCACAAGTGCTTTTAACCCTGAAGTCGTATCTCCTTTGGATAAACTTATGGGGATGATGGGGGCTACTCAAGTAGATGTGCATGGTAGGATTGAAGGAAATAATATCGTATTAGTTTCGGATAAAGCCGAAATATCAAGAGAAAGATTTATATAGATGGCTGTTACACATAAAACAAGATATGAAGGGAGTTGGTTTTCGGCAAATGGTAGATATTATCGGTTTAGAATATACGATAAAAATTATGCCAGCGAAACAATAGTTCCTCTTAAAGTTGGGAGTGGGGGTGTAAAAATTAAATATGATACAAGTGGGCAAGAAAAATTCAGCCCTATTGTAGCTTCAAAATGTTCTATTTCGTTAATTGTAGAAAATAATCCCTTTGGCGTACATTTTAAAAACTTTATAAAGGATTTAAGAGAAACTTATGAGGAGGGGGATGTTACAATAGTGATATGGAGTACAGGGCGCATTGAAGATACCCCTTTGTGGAGTGGGAATATTTTAATAGATTTAAGCTCAAAAGAGGATGTATCTCTACCTTATGAAGTGGAATTAAGTGCTACTGATGGGATTGGGCTTTTAAAGAATTATGATATGGTGCAAACTCAAGGGGTTAATCCTTATCCCACAGACGATACTTATGGGCCGCTTGGATACCAGACATTCATTTATTGGATAAAAGAGATATTAGAATTTTGCAATACTCCTGATGCAGCTTCAACTGATGGAGATGTAGCAGACTATACATTCTCAACCTCTGTTGATTGGTGGTATGAGGAGCATCCAAGCCCCACTACTTCAATCAGCCCATTAGCTTATACAAGCTGCAAAATGGATGGGGCGTATGAAATTAAAAGTGATGGGACTTATAAGGTGCAGAGTGTTTATAAAGTATTAGAATCAATTTGCAAAATGTGGGGGATGAGGGTTGTATTTTGGCAAAATCGGTTTTATTTTGTGCAATTAGAATTGTATCCTACTGCTGATGCGGGCTCATTTGCTGTTCCTGACAATATTGAAAGCCAAATCTGGACAAGAGCTGGCGTATTATCTGGAGGGCAAGAATATTTAGGAGAAACTTGGTTTACACCATATAGCCAAGATATTGAAACAAACGCAGGAGGATTTAAGGGTGGGCTGCAAAAATTAGCAGGAAGCAAATGGAATTACTATCCTAAACTAAAAGAGGTAAGCGTTGAGTTTGAATCTCTCTCTAATAACAATTATTTCCAAACATTTCCCCAACCAGCAGTACAAGATAATGTAACGCCTATAGTGGATGTAGATCAAATAACATACACACC